CAAATGATTTAAAAAAAAAAAATAAATGAGTATTTATTATCTATGTCTTAATTAGAATTATATTTTTTTTAAAGCGTGAAAGTTCTTTCGCTATGTCTTAATCAAAATAGTATAATTTTTTTCTCGTAAAAGTTGTAGAACATTTGGAGAACATTTTAACGTGTAAATATGTTCATGTTTTGTTCTGGTATTCCATTTTTGCATAATTATCTAAAAAATAAATCTTAGAGATATGTTAAAAGTGCATAACTAAATAATTAAAATAAACTTTTTTTTGACATTACATTGACACACTTACGCCTTAATTGTATGGTCAATATTAATTACTTTTATTATTAATCAATTAACCGAAAGGAAAAAATGAAAGTAGAAAACAAAAAGGCTCAAAACTTGAGCATTAAGACTTGGGCATTAGTTCAAGAAACCGCCAAAGGTGAGAGAACAGCAAACGGAAATATGTTGTTTATTTCTAAGAATATGTTTGATTTATTCAAAGAAGGCAAAATGCAAATAAATCAGTATTTTGGCGAAAAAGTTAATAATGCTGACCCTATGAATATGTTTTTTAATATTGATGGGACAAGAAAAACATTAATAGCGAAGGATTTTGGGCTATTTACTACACACTGTATGATACCTGCATTAAATCAAAATCTGGCGGATTTTCAAAAAAATCACCCATATGAATTTAATGTTTTGACCCAAGCGTCACCTGTTGTAATGTTTTTAATTTGCAATAGAGAAATTTATGAAAAAGGAAATTTCTTAAATCTGGAAACTGACCCTGTTCAATTTAAAATTGATTGGAAAGTTTTAAAAACTGTTGCAAATGCGTCATTAAGTAATTTAACAGCAGATGAAGAAAAACAAACGAAAGCTGAAAACATTTTCAGAAATGCATTGTTTGATAATTTCTTTTTAAAGAGTGAAAAAGGAAAAGATTTTTTTACTACTTTTAGAGGAGATAGAGGACTTGTTGATTTTGTTAAGCA